TCAGATGTATATTACAAATGTAAATCTGATCGAAGCCTCACGGTTACGCACGAAGCTCTCCCGTTCGCAAAACACCTAATGCGGAACACACCTTTATGGTGCGGTCACATTAGAGTAGTGCGAGGAAACGAGCTATTCACTGTTCCAAAGAAAGCCGATATAGATCGTGCCGCCTGTAAAGAGCCGAGCTTAAACCAAGCTCTGCAAACTTCAGTCGGCAAATATATCCGAAGAAGACTTCGTCGTATTTATGGAATTGATCTTAACGATCAGTCCATAAACCGTGCTTTTGCACGAGACGGATCGCTAACTGGCGCTTTTGCCACTATCGATCTTACGTCCGCTTCAGATTCTATATCACCCCAGTTAGTCTATGAGCTTGTAGATCCACGCTGGTATCATTTATTTGATACTCTGCGTAGTAAGCGTGCTATATTGCCTGATGGTAATATCCACACTTGGAGTCTATTTAGCACAATGGGTAACGGGTTTACTTTCGAGTTGCAAAGTCTACTGTTTTTTGCCATAGCTATGGCAGCCAGCGAGGATGTATATAACAGCCTCAGCGACTCACCCCTTGTAAGCGTATTCGGCGACGATATTATCGTCGAGACACAGTGTTTTGAAAGAACCATAGAAGCTTTACGCTTTTGTGGCATGACACCAAATATGACCAAAACATTCTCTCACGGTTCATTCCGTGAAAGCTGTGGTGGTCACTATTTTAACGGCGTATCTGTCAAACCTATGTATATACGCAAGCCTGTCGATACACCGAACCGTGTCATATGGCTCCTAAATGCATTACGCACATGGAGCTATGATGAAACGTTAGGTATATGCGACCCGGCTCTTTACGACCTTTGGTTGGATCTACGGCGTGCTTGTGTACCCACTCAATTTTTGGGTGGGAAGCACGACGAGTCAACAACCGAAGTAGTTAGCCCAGAGACACCTCGTTATTCATTTAAAAGGGTTATTGAACCCCACAAAATGGAAAGCGAAAAACCGCGACTTCTTCGATATTTCATGTTTAACAGTACGGTAAGCCATCTTGATGATGTGCGTTATCTTACTGGTGAAATACGCGTCGACCGCAGCGGTGTCATAAGCAAAGATTATTCGTCTAGGCTTAATAAACTGGGTTACTCAGATACTTTCGAAGGAGAAGACTTATCCAGCGAATTTATCTGTCGTTTAGGGGATAGGGAGTACTCTCGTGTTGACGAGTACATCCCTCCTGGCAATCTGACCTGTCGTTTTAACTTCAGGCATTTTGCACAGGAAGCAGTGACCTTGTTCTAGATCTAAGGCGAGAGCCTCTAGAACACTGT